GATCATTTTCTGAAAAGAAGATATTTCAAGGATTTCATCCCATCTTCTCCAGAAAGAGTTTTAGTTAGTGCTGGCTATGTTGGTCTTGGAGTAGGCACAGCGGCGACGTTTTCTTCTGTAACGGCGTCAGCAGCAAAAGGTAGTCTAATTACATTCACTGGGACTGCAACATATAGATTAACAAGAGGGGCTACTGGAACTGTAATGCCAGCTTTAGGATTAGTAGCACAAATAAATATAGGAAGATTAGATACTGGGTATGTATCTTTTCAAATAAGATCTTCTGCAACCGAGATAAATGCAGACGGTACATTTACATTTAGTATACCGGGTTCGGAAACTCAAAAAATGGCAGCAGGAACCCATACAGTTTATATAGATGCTTTTTCTCCAATAGGCTCGGTAAGATTGGGCGCTTCTGGAATGGAAAATGATGTAAGAACTTTTGTTATTACTGAGTCTTAATTTATAATAAATTATGTCAGACGACTATTCAGATCCGTCACAAGGAAGCGCAGATTCAGAGAGCAATCCAATTTATTTTATTGATTCTGGAATGGGGGAGATTGTTCTGCCTCCATCTACTGATGGGAGAGATAGGTTTGTTTCTTTAGAAAAGGTTACTCCAGAAACTATCAATCCGTTAGTTAAAAGAGACGTTTCTGTTGATAGTGTGATCGAAGTAATTGATAGAAGTTTTTCATATCCTATGACAGCGCACGTAGGATTAAAGTTTGATTCTAGAACATTTTCTAGTTATCCAAAAAGAGAGTTTGATGTAAAAATGAAGAAAATTAAAGTGCCTTCAAATTATTATGCAATTGGAGGCAACGGATTAGATAGGCGCTATATCTATACTAGTCCAAACTTTGCTGGAGACCCAAGTAATCTTGATATTGCTTTTGTAGTAGATCAAAACATGGGATACGGGCAAAGACAATTGCTGCTTAGAAATATCAAAGAAATGATATCCAAGTTAGTGGCTGGATATACGTTTGTTAGGGCATCAATCTGGCAAACCTCTGCAAGTCAAAATACCACCCTAAATGAGAAAACAGGGGAAACCCTGATTGGCTTTACCTACTATGAAACTGATGACTTTTTTGAAATAGAGAGTCCAGACGCCACTGGCACATCTAATACAAACTTGTTAACAAAGTTAACTGTCGCATTAAATTTTTCAAATAAGATTTCTACTGACCCAACTGAAACTTCAATTGCTAATTTCTTTTTGAGGAGAAGTCAGTTTGGATTGACTGATGAAGCAGGGACGCTAAATGAAGATGATGTACTAAGTAAGATTTGGGCCAATACTGTTAGAAAAGTGGTATATTTTTCTGGATCAGAGCCAGAAACAATGTCGCCCAAAACCTATGCTACACTTCTGAACCATTCTCAAGAAAATGCAATTCAGATTTATTATATATTTAACGATGCCAATTCTTCTGGCACAAGAACTCTTAGAGAATTAGCGGTTGATTCGGGTGGAGGCAAGTTTAACTGCCGCCATGATTCAGATATAGAATTCCAAAAGTTTTGCAATAATCAATTCTATGATCATAATAAGATTTATTATGGCGATTGGGACGGGACATTCAAGATAGCTTGGACCGATAATCCAGCATGGATTTTGTATGATATAATTACAGACGTTAACTACGGTCTCGGGAATTATATAGACAATAATTCAATTGATAAATGGACGCTTTATGATATCGGCAGATACTGTGACGCAGTAAATGACAAAGGCTTCTTTGAAGGCGTATCTGATGGCAAAGGCGGGCTAGAACCAAGATATACTTGTAATATTTATTTCGGCAATAAAGACGAAGCTTACAAGGTAATCAAAGATATTGCGGCTATCTTTAAAGGAATAGTCTATTGGAATACAGAGGGTTTTTCCTTCTTTGCTGATCGTCCAAAGCAACCAATAATGTATTTTGCCAATTCTAATGTTGTCAATGGTGAATTTAATTATACAGAAACTGCAAAAAATCTTAGATATACTAGCGTAGAAGTTGTATATAACGATAAATTTGATAATTTTAAAACAAAGATAGAATTTATTGAAGATGTCGATGGCATTAGAACGTTTGGCCTAAATCCATTTAGAGTAAATGCTGCTGGATGCACTTCTCGCTCTGAAGCCAGAAGAATAGGAAGATACGTCCTTCATTCTTCAATGTTTGAGGCAGACACTGTTGCCTTTACTGCTGGATTAGAAGGTGCATATTTACAACCTGGTGACATATTCGCCGTTAGCGACGAATTAAAAAATGTAGCTAGAACGTTTGGTAGAATACTTTCTGTAGATACATTTGATGGCTCAATAAGAATCGATGGTGAATTCTCGACTGGATTAGACTCTGGTATATATATTCACATTCCTTCTGGGAATTATGCAGTCTCTGATCTGAACGCAATGACAGGTTCGGATGGATTTTTTAATGGAACCCTTGAAAACATACGAGCAAGAAGGCAGTCTCAAGTTAAAAGATTTAATATTTCTTCTTATACCGATCTTGATTATGGGTCTCTTTTAACCCTCACTGGTAATTTCCTTTTGAAGTCTGGAATAGTAGACGTTCACGTTGACGAAGGAAGAATTTCTGGATCAAGCCAAGTAACAGGAGAGACAAATCTAGATGGATCATTTTATGCATTTCCAGATGAAACTATTATCGCAGGAAATCCAAAGCTCGATACCGTTAGCTTTGAAGAAGTGTCTGGCGTACTAAGAGACTTGGAGATTGATGTTGACGTATCTGGCACTGGGTTAACTGGACAACTGATTGGAAATGAGTCAGACTGGACCGGCGTTATATCTTACTCTATATCTTCCAATTCTACTTTAACCGTAAATGGAAGTGTATTAGCGACGTTGAGCACAGATCAAATATATGCGGCTAGACTAACTACTGCTGGAGCAATTCAAGCCTCAACAACACTTGGTTCGCTTGATGCTGTTTTTTCAAATGCAGTATTTACTTCTGCCGCAACTGGTCAAGCAATTGTTGTAATCACAAGAGGCGCAGTAATAAGTAATTCTTTTAATGCATCCACAACTTGGTCAACTGATTACGGAGCCACTGAAATTTATAAAATTGGACGAGATTCTTCTGGAACTTCAACAAGCTTTGGGTATGCCTGCGCTTTTGTAAAAGGTGGCTACAGAATCGTAGAAAGAGCTTCAAAAGCCCAGAATGACTATGGAAGCTTAAGATTTACATATAGAAATCTTTTAGCGTTTTCTAAACTAAGAGGTTATTATACTTTCCTACAAGCTGAGATCGGAAATGCACAGCAATCAATATATGAAGAATGGACAGCGGGTAGAAAATATGAAGCTGGAAATATTATAAGATTTTTAGGAAGCGTATATACTTGTACAAGAGATCATAACTCAGACTATACAAATAACACGGGAGTATTTTCAAACGATTATGTAGTTGGAAATACAGCTAAATCAAAATGGCTACTTGGTTCAAATAATGGCTATTCTGTTCTTGGTTTTCCAAAAGACTTTTTTGGATCTCAAAAAACATACATAAATCAATCTCTTACTGCCTCTGGTGTATTACAAGCTTTTGCCACACTTGGAATTGAAATGTATAGTGGAGCAGGAGCATTCGGGCAAACTGACATAAGAACATTAAATGCTGAAAATGGAATCGGCTTCAGTGGGTTTGTTTATGGAACTGGATTTGAAAAAGGTTTTTATTCTTTAGGGTTAGACACAAGACCTCAAAATTTAGATTTAATTAATATTGGTAGCTTATATGTATTAAGCGGTTCTGGAGTAGAACCAAAACTTTATAAAACCATTGCCACAAAAGAAGAAGAAGCGAATCAATATGGTATCATTGGTATAGAATTTAATCAGAATAAAGAAGAGTTTATCGAGAGAGACATTATAGATACATCGCCAAATCTTTACGTAAAGTCGGTTTATGATGTAGTGATTAAGCCAGATTCGCCAACTTATATTACAGGCACTGGTATTTTTAATTCGACTGGCTTATATTTTAATTGGAATGCGGTAACAAGCACTCCAATCAATGGATATAAAGTCTACGTAAGCCGCCCAGATTATTCCTCTCCAACGGTGAGCGCAATGACGCAAGCTTATTTTGTAGCATCTGGTACAACTGGAATCACAATTGATGTAGCAAATAAATATGGTCAATACGACATTAATGTGTATGGGCAAGGAATAAATCCTTATAAACTGCTTTCTAATGAAAGCGCAGCTATTTCTGTAACTTATCTGCCGAGTCCAACCCTTACTGTTACTGGGCAAACTGTCCAATCAACATTTGTAAGCGGAATCTATGTTGAAACAGCAGATACCAGAAGTCTTGATTACAAAATATATTATACTGGAGGCAATCACTCTGGGTTAGGCGTTGGTAACTTTACTTCCAGAGATTTGACTTTTAGATGGGCCTATATGGACCCAACAGGCGGTATCATAAATTCTGTTGAGAAAATGAAACAGAATATATTCATGCCGTTAATCCCAAAAGTTAAAGTTTCTGTAATGGATATCGGTGGTCAAGTATTGCATCAAGAAGATCAGTTTCAAGGATTTTCGTATAAAATAGATATCCTTGATAATAAAAAATTTGTAAATAGAGAAGATAGCAACTGGCAGGCGACACAAGACTCAAGAAATTTTGGTCTTAGACTAGAAGTAACTGACAATACAAATAGAACATTTACTGGAACTTATTATGCCTATAATGTTCCTCCGCAGTTCTCTACTATAGAAGTAATTGACTGTTATCAAAATTCACCATACTATATTCTTTCTGGCTATTACGGCAATTCAACGTTTACTGGAATTGCTATTTGGGATGGCGGGACGGGCATTTACGAAACAATTTATGGTTCTGGGCTGAGAGAATTTTCTCTCTTCCTTCTCT